CTTTCTTATTCATTTTGCTCTGCTTTAGATACATGGCTTGCAACATACCTGCTTTTGTTTTCGGCATCGGCACGTGATGTCCCTGTTTAGGTGCAGGCTCTGGAGCCTTTGCTGTTTTACCAGCTGCGCCTTTTACAGATGCAACAGATGCGTCTTCCGCATTTTTAGGGTCATGAGTCATAGCTTCTTCCACAACGTCCTCGTCATGGAGATCTGCTTCAGTGACCTGATTTTCTTGATCAGACATGCTTTTCTCCTTACATGCTTAGTTTGAGTAACGAGAGGAAATTCTTATACTCACGAACCTGTGTCTCATAGAGATCAGTACGTGGAGCTTTTTTAATTTCAGTCTCCATTTCTTCAATTGCCCTGGCTTCAATAATGCCGTTATTCCAAACCCAGTCTACACCTTCCATAATTCCATTAACGAATGCATTCGGTGCGGATGGATCCTGTACGATATCTACCGTATTAAGAATAAAGTCGTCTTTGACGACTGCTGCGCCATTACGCTGCTCAAGACTTCCCATACCACGAGTTGACACGCCTAATTGAACACCGCCCTCAAGCAAACCTTTTACGATCTGTCCCATAGGAGTCTCCAAAACTTGTGCCTTGCCCATCACATTATTACCTTCAAAGTTGAGATCAGTAATCAGATGGGATACCTTATCTAAATTAACTGTCGGGCCTTCCGGATGGTTCAGCTCACCAACAGCTCTTTTAGTTTTAACTTGATCAGTGACATATTTGTCAACTGCTTTTTCTAATATTGCCTTAGGATAAATTCTTCCATTACGGTTTTTAGATTCAGCCATAGCAAAAACACCCTCGATGAGATATTTTTTCGAGCCGTCTTCTTTTTTCTCAACGATGCATTGAACATCGCTTTCGTTATATTCCGTAATAAGTTTCATTTAAATAAGACCTGTGATAATTATGTTACATTTATTTATAACAAATTAATCTTCTACTTCCTCTTCATCAGTTTCAGAAGTATACTCTTCTGCACCATCTTCAAGATCATCTTCGTATTCTTCTTCTGATTGCTCATCATCCAGTTCTAATTCGAGTTGATCTTCATCTGGTTCTTCACCATTATAAACTTGTTGTGCCATTGATACCTTTTCAGCATCTAAAGCATCATTAAGTTTATCACCTAATAAATCGTTAAATGTTGTTTGTGCTCCTGCAAAGTTCTTTGCCAATATATCATCAACAAATGTTTGCATTGGATTAACCTCTGCTTCTGGTTCCATTACTTCAGCTTCATCGCTCATTATCATCTCCTTGATTGTCTGGCTCTTGTTCATTATCAGTTTCGCCAGAATCTGTTTCACCTTTAATTTCTTTATTAATTCTTTCTATCTCTTCATCATTTAACATGAGAATATTTTTCATTGCCCATTCTTTTGAATAGTACTCGCCAATATAATTTTGTGCTAGATCCATGGTCTGTAATCTTTCACGTATTAGTTCAGCATCTCTAAGTTCTGCAAAATGATTATCATGTGCAAATTCTACAACTAAATCATTTTCCCATTCTTTCCAATCTTCATCAGCAATAATACCTTTTAATATAAGCTGCTTACGAAGTATCTCTAAGAAAAGAGCTGAGAATCTACGTCGTAGGCGTTCGATAAACTTTTGAAACTTTAATTCATCTCTGTTAATCTCTGTAGATCTACCAAGAATATTAGCACTTTGATCTTGCTCAAGACGAGATATAGGTACATTGAGAGACTTATATAATCTTTTCTGAAAATATATAATGTCATCTATCTGTCCTAGGTTCTCACCACCAGGCAATGTGCTTATCTCTGTTCCTCGTCCACCTTCTTTTCGTGGTAGCCAAAAATCTTCAAGCATTGACATATGTTTACGATCATCTTTTAACTTACCAGTTGTTTGATCATATACAAGCTTGTTACGATATTGAGTCATGATCTTCTTCATATACTCTTCAGCTTTACCAGTTGGCATATTACCTACGTCGATATAGAATATACGACGTTCAGGTGCACGTGCAAGACGATAGATAACTAATGAGTCTTCCATCATTCTTAACTGGTTAAGAGGCTTCAATGCTTTTTGAAGATATGATATAACTCTTCTACGATCTTGATCTAATAGACCAGATGTAACATAACTAACAGCGTCTGTTGTAAGTTTTACACCTTGTTTAGTTTGACCTGGCTTTTCTTGGTAAATAAAATGCTCATCAACCTTTTCAATAAGCTCTGCACCGGTGACCGGGTCTTTCTTCTTCTTAATTTCTTTTACTTTACGTATCTTCGTAGCATCAATAGGACGGATATCTTGAATACCCAGTTTCATATTAGCTTCGTTAACTACGAGATGATGATAAATTCGACCGTCTACATACCATCGACGGAAGATATCATGCCCTAGTTCATTGAACTTAAGCATTGTAGATATGTTTTTAAATTCTTCTTGTATAGTTTTCTTTATCTTATCAGATACTTCGACATTATCCATATTGACTGTAACAGTTGCACCGTCATCTGCAATTGATATAGATTCATTTACAATATCTTCTACTGCGGCATCAACCTCAGGATGCATTGCAACACCACGATATTGTTTTATTTTTAATATATTATCTTTAAATTCGTCGCCATCAATGTTTACATATTGACCAAAGTGCGACCCGGATGCAGTTACGTATCCAGCACCATCCTCATCTATAGGCGGTACAATAGAATCCATCTGATTCTTTTTAGAAACCTTATCTTGTTTCCTACGTATCTCAAAACCAAATAATGAAAATCCGTTATTCTCTGCCATGTTCTCTTCCACAAAAAATAGTTTAGCAAAGGGCCTTTCGGCCCTTCACGTTTATTTATAACTTCTTACGAAGTGGTATTTGACTCCCAATACTGATATGCAAAGGTAGTAGTGAAAATTTCTATCTGACCAGATGCGTCGTAGTCTAGATCTATTTCACTGACATTTACTGGAAATGCACCTCTAAAATCATATCTTTTGATTGATGTTCCATCTCTATCTAATTGTTCTACAAATAAGTCAGCCTGATAATCGACAGGATTTACTAAACCAACGTTAGTTGTATGCCCATTGATACCATTCATCCATCTTTCCATTGCATCACGAGTTCCAAAATCTGTATCGTTGTAGATAGTTGCTGTCCAAGCTTCGAATGTTCTCTCACCAGCAATTTTTAATATTCTACCACGAAACGAAATAGGCACTTCTTCGACTAATGATTGTGGTAATTGAGCACCCTTACACATGAAGGATGTTAATTCTACATCACCAGCTGCATAGCCTGGAAAGTTTATTGTAGCTTTAAATAGATTAGAGCGTGCGCCACCACCACGTAGTTTTGCTTTAAAATCATCTACTCCTAGAATAGCCATTTTTTATCTCCTTACCGCTACTATATGCCAACTACTTCTTCGAAGTCAGCACCCGTTCTAGTCGCCACAAAATTCAATGTGATGAAGTTGATTGAGCGTGCTGGCTTGAGGAAGATCGTTGCCACAAATTCATTTCTGTCAATTACTGAAGCGGTATTGTTTGTCTCATCACAGATTACTTTAAAGTCTGTGAGACCACGTCGACCTTTTACTTCTCTTAGTAAAGGTTCTACATTATTTACAAATTCAGCTCGAGTAAACTCGTCGTTTATCTCAAAGAGAGAAGCTTTAGCAAATTCACCTATTGCTTTTTCTAGTGATGTAAACAATCTACGAACATTAATACGATCAAATGCTGATGGTCTGTTCATATGTGTTTTATCACCATATAGCATTACTCCTTGTCCAGGAAGATTTGCAATAGGATTCACTGAGCCCTTATATAAGGTATCTCTTTGAGCTTTTGTCGGTGAGTAAGCCAACGATGTTATACCCAGATAATTACCGCGTCTTGTACCAGCAGGTGATATCCATGGAGCAGCATTGTTATCTGTTGCGGCCATAATACCAGCTGTCGATGATGCAGCAGGAATATGAATAAATTTATCATTGTACTTATCGTATACCTTTAAGAAGTTATTATCTACTACTAGGTATGATCCGAATGTCATGTCTTTTGCAGTTAACATAGTATTTGTTACTATTGTAGCAGGGTTCGCTACTCCTACAACATCACTCCTTGCGGGTGAAGCTACTGCTATACAATCTTTACGCGCAACCGCAGTTGCAACTATATCGTTTACAACCGTTACATGATCTGATCTAGCTGACATACCGGCCGTAAAGAGAATATCAAGTGCTACTGTATCCTCATCTTCTAGTTGGTCGAATGCCGTCGCTAATGTTCCGGCTGTGTTTGCGTTTTGATTGACTCCACCTGACAAGTCTATATCTAATGTAGCTGCTGGTGTTGTCAAGTAGTTTTTACCACTTGCAAGTGCTGATCCAGCATCCGCATCAAACCTTGATCCAGCTGTACCAAAGCCAGCCATCCATACATATGCTGAACCGGCATTGACTACATTTACTACATAGTTAGTAGATCCGTCTGGTGTTTTTGCGTTTGTTGCTAACGATACATGAGCGAAAGTTTCTAAGACTCCACCCTTTGGACCAAAGTTACCATTAGCGTCTACGACTGCAAGGTGTACTTCGTCATTGGATGCACCCTCAGCCGCGGCTTGAGTTGATGTTCCGGGAAATGTATCGAAATCTGATTTATATGCCCAACCATCGAATGTGGTTTCATCTGCTGGACATACTGAAACTGTTAAACCGTTGCCTAATGCGCCTGGATACTTTCCTACAAAAGTATGATTAGCAGCGGCTAAGGTTGATTCTTGTGCGTCCCAGTCTGTTTGATTGCCAACAGCTGGGGCTGCGCCTGCAGAGTCTGCGTCAAAAGCATTCTTTGCATTAGCGTCTGTTGTCCGTACAACTTTCATATTGTCTGCATATCTTAGAAAGTATGCTACGCTATGAAATTCTACGGCATTAGCATCGTCAGGTGCTGCGAAAGTTCCTACTAGTTCTGTTTCAGTTGCAACAGTAATAGGTTCTCCCACTGGACCCCAACGAAAATCACCTACCGTACCACCGATTGTTGTGCCAGCTGTACGAATACTTGCGCTAGCATCAATCTCTTTGATTACTACGGCAGGACTTGATGAAGGTACTCCAAGTGCCATGTGTTTTTTCCTTTTTAAATAATAAGATCTGTCATAATACGGCGGGTTTTCACTATGTTCTTATTTATAACTTATTAAAAGTCTAGGTCTGGACGAGGTTGTATCTGCCATCCGGCTCTTTCATCATCCGCTGAAATAGGCAAACTAGGTAAACCGTCATCTATTATACCAAATGGCAGCACATCTGCTTCAATCTCTTTCATTCTTTGTTCAAATAACATTTCTTTTAAATTAATATCAGTTAGTTCTCCAAAATAATTTGTACCTGCAAAATATCCAAACAATACAAAATTCATAACTAAATCGTCATTATTACCAGACGACGCCTCATATGATTGTCCTTTTGCTTCAAACGTAGATATCTCTAATATTGTTTGTTGATCAACTATTTCTAGTTTATTATTCTCTAGTAAATCTTTAAATGACGAACAACCAATACGTTTTACTTTACGGGTCATCTCAATACCTAATCCACTCGACTTAACTGCAGATTCAACATGAAAGTTCTCATATTCTAAATCATGATATAAACCATTACAAACAACTTGACCTGCATCATTTGCCTCAACAACCACATAAGCATTGTTGTAGGCTTTTGCAAATTTATAAATAAAATCAGGGAAGAGAATAGGCGAGATAAGGTTATTGCGATATACAGCAACCTGTTTAAACGGCCTCGTGCTAATGTCGACTACATTAAAAGTACTATAGTCCTGGCCTCTTCCCTTCGCAACATCTACTATAATAACATATTCATGCTTAGGTTTTGTTTCTTCATATATTAGTGCATCACCTTTTACTTGAATTGGATCTTTTGCTCTTAAACTCATAAGAGTTTCAGCATTGATTAACGTATCACCTGTACCAAAGAATGTATTACCAAACTCCTGATCGAATTGCAATCGAGAAGTATTGGCAATAGTTTCTTCTTTCCACTTATCATCACGCCCGGGCACATCCCACCAGTCAACTCTGAATGGTTTAAAGTTATTTGTTTTTTGTTGTGCTCCCTCCCAAATTTTATGGAAGACATTACCTATACCATTAGCGGTAGAAGTAATAATCACTTTTGTATCTTTACCAGATGAGATAACCGGATATGTTGAAGTAAAAAATTGTGCATCGTTCTCGACAAATGCAAACTCGTCTAGGAACAATAAGTTAATAGAAAGACCACGAATAGAAGAGCCTGATGTAGCAGCTGCTACGATTTTACTATTATTAGAAAACTCTAATGATCCTTTGTTCAGTGCCTTTGTACCAGGTTGTAGAAAGAAAGGTAGATTTTCTAACATAAGAGTGATACGTGCAAGCATTTCACGTGCAGTCGCACCTTTGTTAGCTAGTACAGCCACTGTTTTTTCTGAGTGAAATAAAACAAACCATAGAATATATGCAACAGATGATATAGACTTACCGGACTGTCGACATGCTAATACAATATTAAATCTATGAGTATTAAAATATTCAAACATTTTCTCTTGATAAGGATAAAGATTAAAATCAACTAATCCTTTGTCAAGAGAAATAACTTTACAATACTTCCTTGCAAAATGTATAGGATCATCCATACACTTCTTATATTCTAATATTTCTGCTTGGGTCCATGATGTGACAATACCGTCACGTTTTACGTTGGAGTTCCCTAAGTAACCATCATTCATCTTTTAATCTAGGTGTTATATCAATCACATTATTTGCTGGTTTAGCCGTCTTTTCTACGTCTTGTAACATTCTTTGTAGATCTGTTGTAGAACCTATGTACAAATTATTTGTAGTACCTTCGGCTTTCATAGGTATATCGTCTTTGTTTATATCTTTATTTTTCTTATTAAGATCCATAAGCTTATCATTTACATCGCCTACGTTCTTAATCATACCTGATAATACTTCGATAGCACGAGGATGCTCAGACTGTTGAGCAATCTCAATAGCCAAGTCTAAGGCATCTTTACCTTTCTCGATTAACTCGTAGTATGTTTGTCGAGAATATTCGTAGTCATTTGCAATTTTATCACTATCCATAACTCACCTATAAACTACTATCACCAATATACTTTGTATTGTAACCTGGAAAAAGCGGATCATCAGGAGTTCGACTAAAGAATTTAGGTGTATATTCTATACTAAATGCAAACCCGGCTGAATCTGCTTGATCTAAATCGTAATTGACAATAGACTTTTGTATAACATTTTTACCTTTATCGATTGGTCCGTAGAAAGCTGTTTTCATTTCAAAGTCTAGTACGTATTGTAAGACACTTCTTTGTTCCATAGGTCCTTCAAAATCAGAAAGATATGATACACCTTGTAATGTGATTGGTATATCTTCTAATAAATCTTGGTACTCACTAAAAGGTTTCATAGTCAATGTATATTGTGGACTAAAGAACGGTAATATTTGTTCTACTATTTGCAATGCATCGTCTTGAGACTTAGCGTATATAGTAAGAGAAAATGTAATATTATATGGTACAGATCTTGTAACAATATCTTTTTGTGAACCTAAATCACTGATAGTATTATTGTGAAAGGTTTTATTTAATTTCTGTAATTGTCTTGTATCATCATAAATGTATGATGTAATCTCAAAAGACATACGAGGTAATTTAAGTGCAACAGATTCATCTCGTTGTATGTCTGCTATACCTTGAATACGTTCAATATACTTATCACGCGGAGCATAAGCTAATGGTACTCGTACTGTACTAATTACTGCACCAGCCGAATCCTTACGAATTACACTTAAGTTAGTAAAAAGCGAGCCGAATGCAGCTACGCATTTTCTAACTTTTTGATGATAAAAGTGTGTACCGAACATTTCTTATCCTATTTGTTTATTATACTCATAATTTCTGGACTAATAATATTATCTTTACCAAAAATTCTTTGAGTAGTCTTATCTGTTTCTTTATAATATTTGTCAGCCATTTCATCTAAAAAATCTTCAAGGTGATTCGAATGTGGTATTTGTTTATTAGTAATCATATCATTCACTACTTTAATATAACCTTGCACTTCTGTAAACCCTACTTGAGGATGCACGCCATACTGTTGCATATATTCTATAGTTGCCGTACTTGCACGGCCGCCATCCATTAGATTACGATACATCAATTCAAATCCACGTCTTACGTGATGCCTTTTTTCAGATTCTTCAAACTCCTCTTCTGACCAATCTTCTACACCATGCGTTTCTTTTAAATTATTATATGCATTTATTAATGTTGCAATATCTTTAAAAGAACCGTTTATTTTACTTTCCATCATTTCTATACCAACAAATGCTGAACGTAATTTAGCACTTAAAACATTATTATCAGGATCATTGAACAGTTTGTCTTTTAACTTCTCAATATTCCTTAATGCTTTAGCATGACTAACTTGAGCTTCAGCCAATGCCATTTTACGTTTCTCAGTTTCTGCCAATACTTGTCTCATCATTCTCATAGGTGAATGACCATTAAGCATTGTAAGACTCATCATTGCCAAAGTTGATTGAGAATTATTCCTATCAAAGAATTTAGTTTTCTCATCTAGCTCAGGCAGATATTCATTCACGAGTGCAACCGCTTGCGGATTGATCTTACTCTTAGACACAGGAGTAATACCAAATGTTACTGGGTCAGTTGCTTTTAATTCTGTAGTCGTTTTCTTAACGATTTCATTCATAATAAATCCTTGTATAATATACTATTTATCCTGCCACATAGCCGGATGTAAACTCAAAACTACCACCTAATCCATACATATTATTACCTCTAGCGCCAGTTAATCTATAATTTGTTCCTGATGCAGCAACATGACTACCCCCTCTATTCCAATCAATAGCAGGTGATACATATGTAGGATTATACTGATTCTGACCACCATTTGGCAAAGATGTATAACCTGAACCACCAGGATATCCTCCTGTACATGCGCGGTGTGCCCAATAATTATCACCTTGTCTAATAGTATTATGTGTACCTGTAGTCGTATCCATAGTATTTGATATAGAATTTGTAATAGCTGATGTAACCGTACCAGGACCACTACTATTACCAGCTCCACCCGAAGTTAACTTTAAAATTGCTTGTAAATAGACACCATCGTAGCTTACACCTGAACTAGCATTATTTGGATCATATATAAACATTTGACTAGTTCCGCCAGTACCAGATGTTGAGCCAGTATCATATCCTGCAGATCCATTAACATTAGCCCATATTCCCTTTTGAGAACCTTGACCAGGTCTCATATATAAACGTCCATTAGCTGGAACTGTAACATCCCATCCATGTTGAACTGATTCTCCAGATCCTGCACCAGCATTAGCATTACCAGTTGATTGATAAGAATATACTCTATACGTAACACTACTAGATGTTGGATTAGAAAACTTAAAATAATCAGCTATAGGATCAGTATAATTAGCAGGCGCATCAGCGCTATTTGCAACAGCAGTCAAATCACTTGGTTGCGCAGTACCTGATTTTTTTATTGTAATTTTATTGCCTGCTTTCATAAATGTACCTAAATCAGAAGATCTAATATTAGTCGGTGAATAATACCACGATGATATACTACCGTAAGACGATATAGTAAAACTAGCAGTCTCTACATTTAATGGAGTACCAGGAATAAAGACATGATTTCCCATGGCCATTCCATGAGTTCCACAATAATAATTTAAATTATTAGGTGCATTTACTTGAGGCGTAAATGTAAGTTCAGCGCCTGCCTGACCCTGAGTACCAGTTAATGTTACACCAGTTATATATTCAGTAGAACCGCTATCAGCTGTAAATTTAAAAGGATGAGTAGCTAAAGCAGAATCGCTAACATCAAATGTATAAGTTGATCCTCTTAAAAGTTTTAATCTAGGTCTCTTAATAGTTGCCATATCTTATTCCCTACGCTGCCGCACCTGATCCAGTGCCGTGATCTTGTACATGAAGCGTACCCAAAGTTCCAAAAGCTACTCCATTACCTGGTGTTGCGAATGATTGATATTCGTATACATTTACATCTCCACTAGCATTCACGCCGCCATAGCTTACAGCATATGTACCATCACTAACACAACCATGTCTATTTCTACCTGTGTTTAAATTGCCGAATGATGTTGCATTTCCAAGTGTTTGAATAACATTCTGGCCAGAATAAGTAATATATAAAGTGCTTGGTGAACCTGTATCGTATCTGCCACCTGTAGTTAATGCAATAGTTTTATTATGTGTTCCAGCTCCACGTCTCAAGTTGTATGTATAATCACCAAAGTCTGTTGCATCACCTGGTGTTTGAATAGTTACATAGTCTATTCTATTAGTTCCTGAAGTTGCAACGTTTTCACCAGCAATAAACAATCCTCTAGTATCATCATTTGCTGCAATAGGTCCTCTTCTAGCCTGTGTTAAATCACCGTGGTTATTAGCATTGCCTGAATTTTGTATACTTACATATCCAATATCCGCATGAAAAGATCCGACTCCGTTATTACCAGCATGATAGTAGCCAGCTTGAAAAACACATCTATCTCCATCGCTCATTGACCCTCTATTCATCCAGTTTTGATTTGTGTCATTATCATAAGAATAATAAGTATCACTATTTAATCCTAACCAAGCCGTTAAAGTACCATGAGATGTTGCTGCTCCTAATGTAACACAATTAAATTTATTAATTCCTTGAAAAGCAGCATTACCACTTGCATTACCGCCTACTACTAAACAATCAGCACCTCTAGTTCCTGTAGCTTGTAATCCTAAACCTCCGCCATAATCTGAAAATACATTATTTACTCTTGTAGCAGTACTTTGCGTAGGTATAGAAAAATAAGTAATGTTATTTGAACCAGCTTTAGTCGAACTTGCACTTGTGTTACCACCTGTATTCCAACCTCTAGAACCAATATAGTTTACAGCAGCAGCATCATTAATTACTGATATCTTATTACCCATTCCTATTCCATGTGTCGTGCAATAATACATCATATTATCAGGTGCGCTATCAGGTACATTCCAAGACACCGTAGCACCTGCCTGACCTTGAGTACCATTAACTGTTACGCCATGTATATACTCAGAAACACCACTATCAGCAGTAAATCTTATAGGATGAGTAGCCATACTAGAATCACTTAAATCTAGTGTGTAAGTAGTCCCTCTGACAAATTTTAATTTAGGTCGTTGTATTGCCATCTTATTTCCTAGCTAAATTTCCAAATCTTATCATCACTCAATGATCCGTAGAATATACCACTACCATTAGCTGCTATATCAAAACCCATACCATCATCATCAGTTGTTATGATTTGGCCACCTACGTTTGTTGTAGCAAATACAAATGGCGTCGTAAAACTCATCCATGAAATTTTTTCAACAACCCCGGTGGCCTTGTTTGTTTCTTGATACACAAATGTTTTACCATCTGCACTAACAACTATACCCCTTATCCAAAGACTAGCGTCAGTAGTAATCCATTGCTTCGAACTCCCAGTATCTATGCTACTAAGTGACCATGGTGTATTTAAATTGTGTATAAAAATTCTACTATGATTCTGAGAAGTTGTTATAAGCTTAGTACCATCAGATGATAAATGTACACCAGATATTCCATTAATAGTAGTGGATCCCATTTGACCCATTTGACCACTTCCACTTGTCGTATCTAGAGTATGTGTAAGTGACATAGTACTTGCATCCCAAGGAGTTGAAAGAGTATATTCATTTATTGCATCATATCTTCCTTCATATAATTTAGTACCATCTTCGCTAATATGCATATCATACGGTGCCTGTGCACCAGTTCGAGTATAACTAGTTATTGCAGAGCTACCGCTAGTAAGATCAAAGGCTGTATTTAATGTAAAGATACGAATTACAGGACTTTGATATGGAGTTGCAACAAAATATTTTCCATCCGGCGAAAATTTAAATGGACCAGAAGGTGCTCCAGGATACCATTCATTCGGCGATAGTAAATTAGTTGATAAGTCTATTGACGTTCCTGTAGTTGGATTATTTGGAAGCAGAGCTGATAAAGACTGTCCATTTCCATTCCAATCAGTCTCGCTACCATTCCAGTAACCAGGCGGTGGATCAGCTGTAAATGTAAATGCATTACCGTAACCACCACCGTATAAATCATCTAATACAATACCAACGGTTGAATTACTATCTACAAAGAATGTGCCGTCACTTTCATGTGCATCTAGTACACCTTCATCAATACTCATATAATAAACATTTCCGCTACCACCTGTTATACCAGTATCGGTATATAAATTACCTGTTGCAACAGTAGCTATTAAACTAGTAGCTGTAGATCTTAAGAAGCTTCCGTCACTTTCATTATAACCAGGTGGTACTCCTCTATCAGTTTTAAGATCAAAATACATTATACCAGCAGTTGAAGTTAAAGTATCACTAGAATCATAATATCCATTAAATCCAACATGTAATCTACCATTTGGTGTAACTCTTATACTTTTATATTCATTATTTGATAATCTAGAGCCTCCAGCTAATGTGTCATATGGTGCATATAGTATATTAACGTCTGCAGAATCTATAGAACCTAAATTATAAGCACTATCTAATTTATATTCGAATATTGCATTAGTATTCTGTTGATATAATACTTTACCATCATCTGAAAAACTAAAATCTCGATTTTGAAAACCACTTGTATATCCAGTCCTTGCTGAAATTGCATTTCGTACATCATATAAATTTATAGCAGAATATAAATTATGACCTGTGCCGTACCATGTAATAGATGAATGATCATACGGTGTAGGTACATCATATATCAATATATTACCATTATTTTGACCGCCTGTCAATCCTAATTTTTTACCACTATCTAGCCATGAAAATTGTCCATCTGTCATTGCCCAGTTTCCAGCAAAATTTGATGTAGTCGGGTAAATTCTATTACTATCCATAACGTCAGTTACAGTAGCACCTATAGTATTGGCATCCCATCCAGAAGTAAAAGGTGTATCGACTAAAGAACCACTAACTATTGTAGACATATCAAATGGAGTTGATAAATTAAAAGTTCTTAATGCAGCAGGAGTATTACCCATAATAGGATATAAAATTGTTACTTCATCACCTTCACCGTTAAATTTAAAATTACCATCTGCATTATTAACTAATCCATAGTTATATCCAGCAGCTGTAAAAGGAGCCCAAAAGTCATTACCTGTAGCAATTGCTTTAGAAGAATCTTCAACAGCTGTTTCTATTTCATACGGAGTTGATAAGTCATAAACATTATATCCTTGATGATATCTGTCCGCCACAAATAATTTTCTACCGCTCTGTGCAAATTCCATCCATACTCTTTCACCATTAACATTAGATGCCCAATTTCCGTTAATAGGTGTATGATAATTATCACGGCCGTATAGCGTATAATTACCGCTATCATTTAAATTACCTAAATTATCAATACTGTAATTAGATGAACTTTGCGATACATATGGTGGTCTATAATGTGGACTAGCGGAATCAATAAGAGCTTTATACGCTGTTAAATCAGTTCTTAAATATGGTACAGCCCATTGATCGTCACTATCAGCTGCAGTAAATGGTTTTGTTGCCATATTTGGTCTTGTGATAAGATTCGATGGAGCAGATGTAGTTGTCGGTATAGTAAATTCATAAAAGTATGTACTGTTAGTTAAACCTTGTGCATCTACATCAAATAACCAAACTCTATAATCTGTATTTGTATCAAGATATGTAGATATACCGCCTGAAATAGTAAATACTTTAGCGGGTGAAGCAACAGTGATTGTATCTCCTACTTGTAAATTATTCAATGCATTTCTAAGATTTACTGCTGCCGTAGTTTGTGAGTTTCCACCAACAACTGCTTGTCTAATGTAAATTTGTGGATTGTTTGTAGTGCTACTAGCCACATTCCTCCATTGTCCGTGAGTGATGGATGATCCATATACTCCTTCACCGCCTGATACAGTTGATGGCGTACTAACATTACTATCAGCATAAGTTTGATACTGAATAATATGCTGTAATCCTGTACCTTTCCATTTAGTTGTAGTACTATCAGGTAAGTTTTGTGTGTTATTAGTAATAACGTAAAATTGCGTGCCATCAGGGTGTATTGCAAATCCGTTAGACTTAAATTGATTTGGTGCACCACTATCTCTATTTGTAATTTCTATTTGACTATGGAAATTCATAGTAGATAAATCATAAGGAACAGATAAATCTGTACGCACTAATGATTGTCTCCATCCATTCAAGCCATTACCTGCACCACTAGATGAACTATCATAATCAGAATCTTCAAATGACGTATGCACATAATATCTTCTTGTACCATCTTTATTAAAACGAGAAGCTGATTGAAATGCTAGTTTATATTCAAACCGTGGTATCAAAGGTTGATTACCAAAACCGCCGGCCGGCGTCAATGGAAGACCATTATTATAATCTGTACTTGTAGTAAAAGATCCTATATCATAAGGAATAGTAAAATTAGCTACAGATGTAGTTCCAGTATAATTAAGTCTACCAATAGCCATTTTTCTACCGCTATCAAACCATTCCATAGTGTAAGCATTACCACCTGGAAAATTTAAATTATATGAGTAGTTAGGCATTATTATAGCACCACTAGAGTGCCTATTTGTACTTGTAATAGCTTTATCTAATGATGCGGTTGAAATATCCCAAGAGTCAGCCAAGCTATATTGTGCTATAACATCTTCAGAATTTTCATTTATATAAAGCTTAGTTCCCTCAGGATTAAATGCAATTGCAGTTACCCTTGATCCTTTATACGGAAATGTATCAGAATCTGGATATGCCCACACTCTTGCAAAATCTGTACTAAAATTACCAATGGTAATATCACCATGAATACTAGATATATCATATGCCGTACTTAATGTACGTGATATTACTCTAGCTGTACTATCAGTATAATGTTGATCTCCATAAAATACACGTTTACCGTTATCACCAAATACAACATCATTTGGATTAATATAAGTTCCGGTTGGATTAACAACATGATTAGCAGTAAATACTATATTACCTGTACCTAATTCACCCGCTGCGCTATCCCATATCATTGATGTAGATGATCTTGCAACTTCTGCTTGATAATCAGCAGCTTTCATAAATTCTCTAAAATCACTATCACCAGGCCTTACAGCCGCACTATCACCTGGTTGTAATGAACTTATAGTAGGTGCAGTCGCGTTTCCTGTATTTAAGTCATAGTTACCTTCTATCATTCCTAAATGTATAAAACCATCTCCGGCTAATGTTAAAGTATCGCCTGTCGTTTGTGGAGTGTATGTAATTTGTGTGACAACGGAGAATGTATCAGACAGAGAAAAACCAAATTCTAATCCAGGTACATTTAAGCCTCGTATACCTTCAATATAGTTTCCATTATTGCTATCAGCCTCAAATCCGTATGAAATGTTATTAGCTACAATCTTATAACTTTTCTTGGCTCTTACAAATGGTGGATCACTAACCGTTCCTCTAATAACCATATTAGTGGCAGGAGC